ATGAGGGCGAACCGACAACCGGGAACTCCGGTGAACCCGATCACGCCGAAGAAGCGCTGCGCCGTCTACACGCGCAAGTCCACCGACGAAGGGCTCGACCAGGAATACAACAGCCTCGAGGCGCAGCGTGATGCCGGGATAGCCTACATCGCCAGCCAGCGCCACGAGGGGTGGATCGCCGTCAACGATGGCTATGACGACGGTGGTTGCTCGGGCGGAAACGTGGACCGCCCCGCACTCAAGCGCCTGCTGGCGGATATCGAGGCCGGGCGGGTCGACATCATCGTCGTCTACAAGATCGACCGCCTGACGCGCAGCCTGCCCGACTTCGCCAAGCTGGTCGAAGTCTTCGACCGCAACGGCGTGTCCTTCGTCTCGGTCACGCAGCAGTTCAACACGACGACGTCGATGGGGCGGCTCACGCTCAACATCCTGCTGTCGTTCGCCCAGTTCGAGCGCGAGGTCACCGGCGAGCGCATCCGCGACAAGATCGCGGCCAGCAAAGCCAAGGGCATGTGGATGGGCGGCATGCCGCCGCTGGGCTACGACGTCGTCGAGCGCAAGCTGATCGTCAACGAACGCGAGGCCGCGTTGGTGCGCGACCTCTTCAGGCGCTATGCCGAACATGGATCGGCCGCGCGTCTCGTGCGCGAGATGGCTGTCGAGGGGCACACCACCAAGGCGTGGGTGACGCAGGATGGCCGACAGCGGACTGGCCGGCCCATCGATCAGCAGTACATCTTCGCCATGCTTCGCAACCGCATCTACCTGGGCGAGATCCGCAACAGGGGCACGTGGTTCACCGCCCAGCACGAGGCCATCGTGCCGCAGGCGCTGTGGGACGCCGCATACGCCTTCGTCGAGCGCCGCAAGCAGGCGCCGCGCGAGCACCGCGCTAGGCACCCAGCCCTCTTGGCCGGGCTGCTCTTTGCGCCCGATGGCCAGCGCATGTTGCACACCTTCGTCAAGAAGAAGAGCGGGCGGACGTACCGCTACTACGTCCCCTACCTTCACAAGCGTCGCAACGCCGGCGCCACCCTGTCGCCAGGTGTGCCCGATGTCGGTCACCTGCCGGCCGCCGAGATCGAGAACGCGGTGCTGGCCCAGATCCATGGGGTGCTGTCCGCGCCGGAGGTGCTGATCGGCACATGGCGCGCGTGCCAGCGCCATCCGGCCGGCGCGGCGCTCGATGAGGCTCAGGTGGTCGTGGCGATGCAGCGCATCGGCGCCGTGTGGGAGCAGTTGTTCCCGGCCGAGCAGCAGCGGCTGACCCGCCTGCTGATCGAGCGCGTGCAAATGCACGAACAAGGCATCGACATCCACTGGCGAGACGATGGGTGGATTGGCCTTGGCCCGGACATCGCCGAGCACCCCCTCGTCGAGGAGGCCGGCGACATGCAGGAGGCGGCCCTGGTATGACTGAAGAGAACAACGCCTCTGCCGGCAATCCACGCCTTCTCGCCGTACGCATCGAGGTCGGCACAGACACACGCAGCTACGTCAGCGGCCAGCAGCGCGTGACCCTGGTCCCGCTGACAATCAAGCGTCGGCAGAACCGCAAGCTGCTCATTCCTCCGACGGCCGGGGAAGCCGCGGGGGCATCGGGCGGACTCGACGTCCCGATGATCAAGACCATGAGCAAGGCCTTCTACTGGAAGCGCCTACTCGACGAGGGTCGCTACCCGACCGCCACCGATCTCGCGCGGGCGCTGAAGCTCGAGCCTGGCTGGGTGGCAGAAGTGCTGCGGCTCACCATGCTGGCGCCCGACATCATCGAGGCCATTCTTGATGGTCGTCAGCCCCGGCATCTGAATTTGCAGGTGCTGCGCGGCCGCCACGAAATCCTCCCGCGCGACTGGTCCGAGCAGCGCAAGGCGCTAGGGTTCGACAGCACCGCTGCCTGAGGTCAGCGAGCAACCACCAAGACGGCGAGCCCTGTGCTCGCCGTCTTCGCTTTCAGCGTCGCGCTGATTGGCGAACCAGAAGTTCCAGCGTGGTTCGCCATTGCGTCCCTCCTAAGTTCGCCACCCGAAGCTTGCAATGACACCTGTTCCTCAACAGCGTCATAGGAGGCTTCTATGCCGACAACAGCAAGCACCATTCCCCGGTCGCCCCACTTGGCGATCAACAGTCTTTCCCCCAGCGAGCGTCGGGTCCTGACGGAAATCGAGCTCGCGCAGCGCTGGGGCGTCAGCCCCAAGACCCTGCAGCGCTGGCGCAGCGAAGGTCGCGGGCCACGCTACCTGAAGTTGTCCAAGCGCGTCAGCTATCCGCTCGACGCCGTCGCCGACTTCGAGCGCTACGCACTGCACGACTCGACGTCCGAGCGCGCCGTGCGCTGAAGGGGGGCAACGATGAGCGATCTCACCATCTACCCCGCCCAGCTCACCGAGATGTCGGTGGCGCAACTGGAGACGCTGCCTCCTGACCAACTGGCCGAGGTCCAGCACAACTTGGAGCAGTTGCAGGACTGGACCAAGCAGGCCAAGGCCAAGCTGGACACCGCGCTGTTCCGCCGCTTCGGCGAACTGGCGCGCACAGCCCGCGCCGATTCGGGCAAGGACTTCGGCACAGTCCACTTCAGCGAAGGCCCGTTGCGCGTCACGGTCGACCAGCCCAAGCGCGTGTCTTGGGATCAGCCGCAGCTGGCGGCCATCGCCCAGCGCATCGCCGCCTCCGGCGAACGGGTCGAGGACTACCTAGACGTCGAGTTCAGCGTGCCCGAGTCGCGCTTCAACAACTGGCCCATCGCACTGCGCTCGCAGTTCGGGGCTGCCCGCACCGTCAAGCCCGGCAAGCCGTCGTTCCGGCTGACCTTCACCGAGGAGGCGTGACCATGTCCGCGATAATCCCCTTCCAGTTCGAGACGCACGCCGTGCGGGTGCAGGTCGATGACGGCGGCCAGCCCTGGTTCAACGCTAGCGACGTCTGCGAGGCGCTGGAGCTTGGCAATCCGTCTCAAGCGCTGAAGTCCCACGTCGATGCCGATGACCTCCAGAAACTGGAGATCACCGATGCGCTCGGCCGTCCGCAGCGCGCCAACCACGTCAACGAGTCCGGGCTCTACGCCCTCATCCTAGGCAGCACCAAGGACGCGGCCAAGCGCTTCAAGCGCTGGTTGACCGGCGAAGTGCTGCCCGCGATTCGCAAAACCGGCACCTTCGCGGTGCCTAGCGTGCAGCCGGTGCTTTCCGCGCCGACCCAGGACTGCGTCTCGTCGATCCTGCTGATCGGCGATGCCGTCGCTAGGGTGCCTGGCGTCAAAGCCGGCATCGCGATGGCGGCGACGCTCACCTGCATCCAAGAGAACACCGGCCTGGTCATCGAGACATTGCGCCGCGCGCTGCCGGCAGCCAACGCGCCGATCTGTGCGCTCAATGCCACGCAACTCGGCAAGTCGCTCGGGCTGTCGGCCAAGGCCACCAATCTGCTCTTGGCCGATCACGGCCTGCAGTTCCGCAATGAGCGCGACGAGTGGGATCTGTCCGAGGCCGGTGAGCAGTGGGCCGAGGCCATGCCGTTCTCCCGCAACGGCCACAGCGGCTACCAGATTCTTTGGAACCCGGCTGTCGCTGAGCAACTGAAGGGGGTGGCGTGATGGTCCTTCCGATCATTACCGCTGACCAGCGGCTGCGCGAGAAGAAGGGCGTCAAGCTGGTGCTGCTCGGCAAGAGCGGCATCGGCAAGACCACCCAGCTCAAGACGCTGCCTGAAGCCTCGACCTTGTTCGTTGACCTCGAGGCCGGCGACCTCGCGGTGAAAGACTGGCTCGGCGACTGCGTGCGGCCGGCGACTTGGCCTGAGTTCCGCGATCTGGTCGTGTTCCTAGCTGGACCGAACCCGGCGCTGCCGGCCGAGGCGCCGTTCTCTGACGCGCACTACCGGCACGTGTGCGAGCGCTACGGTGACCCGGCGCAGCTTGCCAAGTACGACTGCTACTTCGTCGACAGCATCACCGTGCTCGCGCGGCTGGCGCTGATCTGGGCCAAGACCCAGCCACAGGCGATTTCGGACCGAACCGGCAAACCCGACACCCGCGGCGCCTATGGCCTGCTCGGGACCGAGATGTTGGGCTCGCTCATGCACCTGCAGCACGCACGCGGCAAGCACATCGTGTTCGTCGCCATCCTCGATGAGCGCATGGACGACTTCGGCCGCAAGGTGTTCGTGCCTCAGATCGAAGGTGCCAAGACCGCCGCCGAGCTGCCCGGCATCGTCGACGAGGTCGTGACGCTGGCCGAGATCAAGGCCGAGGACGGCAGTCCATACCGCGCCTTTGTCACCCACACCCTGAACCCCTACGGCTACCCAGCCAAGGACCGCTCCGGCCAGCTCGATCTGCTGGAGCCGCCCAACTTACGCGCGCTGATCCAGAAGTGCGCCGCCGCCACCCAACCTCAGACATTCAAGGAGTAAGCCATGTCCGCATGGAACGATTTCAACGACGCCGAACAGCAGCAGCACTTCGACCTGATCCCCAAGGGCACGGTGGCCAAGGTGCGCATGACCATCAGGCCCGGTGGTTACGACGACCCCAGTCAGGACTGGACTGGTGGCTACGCGACCCAGAGTTTCGAGACTGGATCGATTTACCTGTCCTGTGAATTCGTCGTCCTAGAGGGGGCGTTCGCTCGCCGCAAGATGTGGAGCAACGTCGGCTTGCACAGTGCAAAGGGTCCAGCTTGGGGGAACATGGGGCGCACCTTTGTGCGTGCCGCACTCAACAGTGCCCGCAACATCCGGCCGCAGGACAACTCGCCCCAAGCCGCCGCAGCCCGCCGCATTTCCGGGCTTCATGAGCTGGATGGGCTGGAGTTCGTAGCCCGCATCGATGTCGAGAAGGATGGTCGGGGAGACTTGCGCAATGTCGTGAAGAACCCCGTTGAGCCGGATCACCCGGACTACGCCCGCGTGACTGGTGCCGTTGCGCGCCCGGCGCAGGTCGCATACACGCCGGTCGCACCGGTGGCATCCCCGGCTTCTGCGCCAACTGCAGCGCCACAGACACAGCGACCGTCGGTGCCGGGCAAGCCTGCTTGGGCGCAGTAAGGGGGATGCGTGCAATGCTGGGTCTGCAAACGACAGGCTCGAGGGTACGGCCACACGGACAACCGTCGTGGCATCGGCCACCCCGAGCGCTACCCGATCGACTGGGTTTTCTGTTCGCGCCGTTGTCAAGATGCGTTTCACGCGCTCTACGGCAACTGGGCGCGCGTGAAGGAAGGCATGAAGGACATCAAGGAGGTCAAAGTGATCGATCCCACTGATGTTGAACGCGCAGCGATGCGCAAATGCCTCAAGTCCTTCGGCGAAGCAGCCGGCGAGATCGGCTTTGACAAGCCCATGGGGCAGTACTCCGAAGCGGAGGCCCTCCAGGTCATTGATGCGATCGTCACCTGCTACACCGAGGCGATGTTTGAACACCATGAGCAGACCAAGTTTCCGCCTGTGCGGGGCTTGGTGTCTACGTCCGACCCCATGGCCAACCCGTTCGCCGATCTGGAGGACGACTTGCCGTGGGTAGAGCCGAAGGGAGCACAGCCATGATCGACTTCAACACCGCTTCAAGCATCTCCGGCCAAGTCTCCGCGCTGGTGGATGCCGGCCTTCAGCAGACGCGTTCGGCGCAGACGCCGCGTCAGTATCTCGGCGCCTCGCGTCTGGGCGCGGCCTGTGAGCGTGCGCTGCAGTACGAGTTTGCCCAAGCACCGGTCGATCCTGGCCGCGAAATCGAGGGACGCATCCTGCGCATCTTTGAGCGTGGCCATGTGATGGAAGACTGCATGGTCGCGTGGCTGCGGGCGGCAGGCTTCGACCTGTGCACGCGCAAGGCCGATGGTGATCAGTTCGGATTTTCGGCTGTTGACGGCCGTCTTCAGGGTCACATCGACGGCGTGATCGTCGGTGGTCCTGAGGGCTTCGCCTACCCGGCACTGTGGGAACACAAGTGCCTGGGATCGAAGTCGTGGCGCGCTTTAGAAAAGAACCGACTGGCCGTGGCCAAGCCGATCTACCACGCGCAAGTCGTGCTCTATCAGGCCTACCTGCAGTTGCACGCACACCCGGCGCTCTTCACGGCGATCAATGCCGACACGATGGAGATCTACACCGAGTTGGTGCCCTTCGATGCGGCGCTGGCACAGCGCATGTCCGATCGCGGTCTGCGGGTGATTTTTGCAACCGACGCTGGCGAGTTGTTGGCGCGCGGTTTCCATGACCCCACGCACTTCGAATGCCGCATGTGTGCGTGGCAAGACCGGTGCTGGAGAGCCGCAGCATGACGAACTGTACTTTGAATGATGTCCTGCGCGAGCGCCTGATCGATGCGCGTGAGGCAGCGCATTGCCTGAACCTGCAGATGCACCTGCTCACCCATCCGAAGCAGCGCGACCGACTCCAGGTTCCGCATTACCGGATAGGCAAGCTCCTGCGCTTCAAGCTGGGCGAGCTGATGGTGTGGATGGAGTCACAGCAGGCCACTGCCACACCGAGCAGTGTGGAGGTTGTCGATGCTTGATTTCAACGACGACTTCGCTGAAGCATCCATGGATCTCGGCGCACAGCGCGATACCGTGCGTGCCGATCTGCTGGCGCGACTGGAGTCCGTGCTCTTCACCCTGTTCCCGGCTGGCAAGAAGCGCCGGGGCAAATTCCTGATCGGCGACGTGCTGGGCAGCCCGGGGGGCAGCCTCGAGGTGGTGATCGACGGTGAGAAGGCTGGCTTGTGGACGGATCGGGCGACGGGCGACGGTGGTGACATTTTCGATCTCATCGCGGCCTATCTCGGCGTCGACGTGCTGCACGATTTTTCGAAGGTGCTGCAGCATGCCGGTGGTCTTGTCGGGCGTGTGCCTGCCATGCCCGCGCGCAAGGCAAAGAAGGAGGCGCCGGTCGATGACCTCGGGCCGGCCACCGCCAAATGGGACTACCTCGATGCTGCGGGGCAACTGATCGCGGTCGTCTACCGCTACGACCCGCCCGGGCGCAAGAAGGAATTCCGCCCTTGGGATGCCAAACGGCGCAAAATGGCACCGCCCGAGCCGCGCCCGCTCTACAACCAACCGGGCATGACCGCAGCCACGCAGGTGGTGTTGGTGGAGGGCGAGAAATGCGCGCAGGCACTGATCGAGGCCGGCGTGGTGGCGACCACGGCGATGCATGGTGCCAATGCGCCAGTGGACAAGACCGACTGGACGCCGCTTCAAGGCAAGGCCATCTTGGTCTGGCCTGACCGAGACAAACCGGGCTGGGAGTACGCCATGTCGGCCGCACAGGCCGTCTTGACGGCTGGCGCCGCGTCCTGTGACGTGCTGCTGCCACCGGACGACAAACCGGATGGCTGGGACGCTGCCAATGCCATTGGCGAGGGCTTCGACATCCAGGGGTTCATCTCCTCTGGCCCGCGCATGTGTATCAAGCCGCTGAACACCGCGCGGACACTGGAAGCCACGGTGTGGGCGACAGACGACGCCTTGGCGTTGGCTTTCACTTCCCGCTACGCCGACGACTGGCGCTACTGCGCGGCGTGGGGCAAATGGCTGGTGTGGACTGGCAGCCGCTGGCAGCCCGATGAGACGCTGCTGTCGCACCACCTTATCCGCTCGATCTGCCGGGAGGCCGCGCTCAAGGTCGACTCGCACCGACTGGCGGCAAAGCTGCTGGCGAGCGGCACGGTCGGTGGTGTGGATCGGTTGGCGCGCTCAGACCGACGGCACTCGTCAACCCCGGACGAGTGGGATTCGGACCTCTACGCCCTGAACGCCCCTGGTGGAGTGGTCGATCTCCGCGCAGGGTGTCTGCGTGGTCATGATCGCGCTGACCGGATGACCAAATTGGCGACGGCCACGCCCCGTGGAGACTGCCCGCACTGGCGCTTGTTCCTAGATGACGTGACCGGTGGCGACCAGGACTTGCAGGCCTATCTGCAGCGCATGGTCGGCTACTGCCTGACGGGTGCGACCAGCGCCCACGCGCTGTTCTTCCTGTACGGCACCGGCGCCAACGGCAAGTCGGTGTTCGTGAATACGCTGGCCACGATCCTAGGCGACTACGCCACCAGCGCCCCCATGGACACCTTCATGGAGGCGCGGGGCGACCGGCATCCCACCGACCTGGCGGGCCTGCGAGGTGCGAGGTTCGTGGCCTCCATCGAGACGGAGCAGGGCCGGCGCTGGAACGAGTCCAAGGTCAAAGCCATCACCGGGGGCGACAAGGTCTCGGCGCGCTTCATGCGCCAAGACTTCTTCGAGTACGTGCCGCAGTTCAAGTTGGTGATCGCGGGCAACCACAAGCCCTCGATTCGCAACGTCGACGAAGCCATGAAGCGGCGCCTGCACCTGATTCCGTTCACGGTGACGGTGCCGCCCGAGAAGCGCGACGGCCACCTCACCGAACGGTTGCTGGCCGAACGCGACGGGATCCTGGCGTGGGCGGTCGATGGTTGCTTGGCCTGGCAGCGCGACGGCTTGCGCCCACCAGCGTGCGTCGTGTCGGCCACCGAGGAGTACTTCGAGGCCGAGGACGCACTGGGTCAGTGGATCGAGGAACGCTGCCTCCTCGCCAAGAGCCACCGTGAAGGCGTATCCGATCTGTTCATCGACTGGCGCGAGTGGGCGGAACGGGCCGGCGAGTACGTCGGTTCGGTCAAACGCTTCGCCGAACTCATGGCCACTCGCAAATTCGACAAGTGCCGTTTGACCGGAGGTGCGCGGGCGCTGGCGGGTATCAGTCTGCGTCCGAAGCCTTGCGGGGGCGGCTATCCCTACCGAGACGACTGATGCGGGTTCGAGTGACGGATTTGACAGGTCTACTGATTAACCCTTTATGCGTGCGCGTGCGCACACGATAGAGAGGTATTTGGCAAACCCGTCAGATCCGTCACTCGCCACGCAAATGGAGCAAAAGATGCATAAGACGATTCTGGCCCTCGACCTAGGCACCCACACTGGCTGGGCATTGTTGGGCACGGACGGGACGATCACGAGTGGCACCGAGCTATTCAAGCCGCAGCGCTTCGAAGGCGGCGGCATGCGCTTTCTGCGCTTCAAGCGCTGGCTGTCTCAGCTGCTAAGTGCCTGTGACCACATCAACGCGGTGTACTTCGAGGAAGTCCGTCGCCACGCTGGGGTGGACGCTGCGCACGCCTACGGCGGCTTTATGGGCCACCTCACGGCTTGGTGCGAAAGCCACAACATACCGTACCAAGGCGTGCCAGTCGGCACGATCAAGAAGCACGCCACCGGCAAGGGCAACGCGGGCAAGGACGAGATGATCCTCGCAGTCAGGCAACTCGGTCACAGCCCGGGTGACGACAATGAAGCTGACGCGTTGGCCATCCTGCATTGGGCAATCGAGACGCAGGAGGTGTGAAGTGAAGGTTCCAGCACACCAATACCGCTGCCCGCTCGGTCGCCTGCAACCCGAGACCACCGACCTCGAGGCGATGAAGCAACGCGGCTGGCGCGATCAACACATACTCGTGGTCAACGTCACCGACGAGCGCCTCGATTTCATCGAACGCGAGTTCATCCGTCGCCTTGGCGAACGGCTTTACGGAGGGGTGCGTCATGGCTGACCGATGCAACTGGACGATCGATGACGTGGCTGCGCGCTTCGAGGAAGCCGCCAGCACCGGACGACGCCTGCCGTCCGTGCGTGTGCAGGGCTACTTCAACACGTGGCCCATCATCGTGCGCAAGCAGTGGGAAGCCTTTGCTGGCGACGAGCACGTCTACCGACCCTTCCCACCGAGCCCCGAGGCCATTGACCGGATGCTGGAGACGATGAAGTGGGTGCAGTGGCTGGAGGTCGAGCAGCGCCATCTGGTGTGGATGCGGGCCAAGCGCTACGGCTGGCGCGACATCACCATCCGCTTCGCCTGCGACCGAACGACGGCCTGGCGGCGCTGGCAGCGTGCCTTGCAGACGGTCGCTGACCAACTCAATGGCGTCGTCATGGCGTAG